ACCATCTTGTATTGGTTTAAAGAAAAATGGATAATTAATACTAATAGGTACTACTTTATCAGTAAACATTTTCTTAGCATCTGCACCTGTTTTAGATAGTATACCATATCTACTATCACTTGATATTGTAGCTAAATTAACTGTTTCAGCACTACTCATAAAAGAAAAACCACTACGTCTGTTTTTTAAATAACACATACCATAGCATCTTTTATCAGCTTTACACGCTTCCCAAAATATATAAAACAAGCGGTTTGCCTCTCTAAAATCTGGTGCACCTACATCTATTTTACTCCATTGTAAGTACATATAATGTGTACCTGTTATATATGTTGGTTTATTATTATTCATAAACCAAAAACCTTCTTCTCTACGTTTAAACTCTTCGTCTATATAATCGTACCATTTATTTTTTTGGTCTTCAGGGTATGATCTCCAGTCAAATATATTTTTTAATCTACTTAACTCTTTAGGGTATTCTATTTTTTGCCATTTGTTTTTAGCGTGCACATACACTGATTTCGGTTTACTCGGCAACCCAATTCGCAAATTTTGAATCTCCACCACTTGTCCAATACATCCAGTTTTAGAGATAACCACGATATCATGTTCTTTATTGTATCCATATTTCCATTTTTTAGATTTGTTAAGCCGACGTATAGTCGTGCGTTTAATAGGTTCTATTATTTTAACTAAACTTTGCTCGTACATTACTTAGATCTACCTTCTGCGAATCCTTTAAAGACTTTTTTCTTTGCCTCTTCAGGTGTTTTGCCCTCAAGCAAGTTTTCTTCTTCTTGGATTCTGTTAAGTATTTCAAATGCGTCAAATATAGCTAGTTTTTTAGTAGCTGCCGCGTTTTTTAGTCTATCAGCTGATACATCATCTTCTGTGTTTGTAATAATCTTTTCTTCTGCAACTTTAATCAGCTCATTAACTGCTTTTCGCCCAGCTAGGATTATATTCTTCTTCGTTTCCTTGATATTCATATTTAATTGTAATAAAATTTGATAAAACTCTGTATAATCTTTCACCATCAATAATAAACTCATATTTACTATTAGGTCTAAAACCAACTAAATCATTTACGTTTACAGTGCCATCTGAGTATTTAACAATACCTTGTAAAGGTTTTTCGTGTTCAACGTTAAATTGATCTATAGCTTTTAAAGGTTTAACCCAACAATAACCTTTTGGTGTTTTCCACTCCCAGTATCTTTTATATAAAAATATTTGATCTTTATTTATAAAGTAAGTATTTTCATTAAAATAACTTTTACTATTACGCTCTACACCTTTAACATCATGCCACCTACGAAAAACATTATGATGCACTATAACATCATCTCCAGGTTGTATATCTGTTTCACCAATAATTGGAGTTGATATAACACTAGCTTTTCTATTTACATATTGATGATTAAATATTTCAGTGTTAAGTATTAACTCTGAATCACCAACTTTTTTAGTGTTGTTATATCTTTCTCCTATTGGTTTTACAACAAAGTTGTAAACGCTTTTCATTAGTATTCTAAGTTATATTCTACAGATACAGCCATGTTTTTATTAAAGTCTTTCCAAGGTAGTACATCTTTGTTTTTTTTAATATAAATAGAAAACTTATCATCTTCTTCTAATATATTACAAATAGTATGTCCACCGTAAACTTCTTGACCAACAGCGTAGTGCATGGCATCGTTCTTATAGTCTTTACCTATACTAATCTTTCTTATTAACTTCGCCATTTTCTTTTGCATAATTTATAGTACCATCTTTAATATTAATGTCTGCAGTTCCATACTCTTCAACAAATTCTTTTTGCATTTCTGCAATTTTATCTTGTAAAGTTAATATATGATGAGCTAAGTTATGTTTTTTAGTTTCAGCAACACCTATTTCTATTTGACATCTATTAATTTCATTAATAACATCTTGAACTTTATCTAGCTGTTCATCTGTTATTTTTTCAGGTTTTAAGTCTATTATATCTTCTGTTTTTTTCTTTTTTGCCATTTTTATTTAATTTAAGTTAATTGTTTGTTTTTATTATATTTCTTTTAACCAGTCTTCAGTAGACATTTCAACTAATATCTCAGCATGAGTATAAGTTGTTTTACCATTTAAAAAAGAAGGTTGTGTACCACTGTATTTTACTACAGCTTTTGTTTTATCGTTATTTTTTCTTAAACAGTTAGCATCAGTATTTAATAACTGTGAAAAATCTATAGTAGAGTTTTCGTCTGTTATTTCTGATATATTTAATATTACGTAAGTGTTATTATTCATGTTTTTATGCGTATGGATTATCTGTTGTGTATGTAGCATCAGCTACTAATGTACCGTTAGCATTACCTGTTGCATCTATAACCGATGTTCCTGAACCTTCATTACACCTATAGTAACGAACTAAATCAGATGAGTTGTCATAGTCTCCGCTATCAGCTGTAGCGTTTAAAGGGGTTCCGCTATTATAAAGAGCTGTAATAGCATCAGCGTCTAAAGTTTCGTTCCATATTGCTATTTCATCAAATTTTCCTGTCCAAGGAAGTTGTACGCCTCCACTTTCAACTGCCGCTCCAAATCCAAATGTTAAACCACCAGTATCAATAGCTGTATGATTTGCTCTAGCTATTGTTTTATGCCCATTAATATGATTAGCGTTTGTATATACTTTTATAACGCTAGCAGAAGAACCATCATCAGCCAATTTAATTGAAAAAGTTAGCATATACCAACCAGAATCTCCATCACCAGACAAGGTTGGGTTTGCGAAATTATTTTGAGCTACTGTAACCCCATCAGCTGCAAATCCATAGTTCATTTTTCCGTTGCTATTATGTAATCCCCATCTAAAAAAGTTATTAGAATTATTAAAAAAACCACTAAAGTTAAAAATGCTAACCGTAGAATCAGCAATCCTAAACCAATGGTTAATAGTAAAACTACCTCTTAATATAGTTTGTATATCAGGTATAGTCATAACATCACCAGTACCATCAAATGTTAAAGCAAATTGAGGGTCTGAGTAGTATGAAGAAGCTGATATTGAATTTCCTAATCCTAACATTAGTCTCCTATGTAAGCTATGCAAGTACCAGATGCAGGATCTATTTCAGTCCACCTGCCGTATATAGTAACACCTTTTGGAAAAGTATTGTTAACATCTACTTGTATACCACCACCACCTGACGAAGTAGTTTCTGAACCTACTGACAAGTTGTGGGCTGCAGCTTCTGTGCCTATATACTCTAAACCAGCACCAGCTGAATCATTATCAGCTTTTAAACCACCACTTGAATCAAACGTGCAGTCCGTTAACATTGTTATTGCAACAAACACTTTGTTAGTAGGAGGCGTCATTGCGGCGGTACCATCATTAAACATACTACCCATCTGTCCAAAGCCGTAGCTTACTTCTGTTGAATTTATTCCCATTATTTTTTTACTTTTTCTAGTGATCTACCGCCAAAATAAGCACCGATCACAGTTATTAATACTAATTGTAAAAGATCTACATATGAGTCTTTTACATCAAAATTTATAAAGCCAGCGTCTATAAATACTAACAACACTGTACTTATTACTAAAAACACTAATACTAGTGGTCTTATATTTTTACTAAGCCACGAGTCAGAGTTCATATCTAACTTCCACCTTTCAGTTACTTGCTTTTGCATTTCAGCTTCGTAACCCATTATTAAGTTTTTTATTTTTGCTTCAGCTTCTGCTTTTTCTTCAGCTGATGTATGTAGGTTATCTATAACTCCACCTACGTTTTTTATTAAATCTCCAGCACCTGCTGAAAATATTTTTCCTAATATACTCATACGTTTTGTTCTATTCCGTTGTTAGCATCATTTTCCCAAGGAAAGCCAGCATCACCAGCTTCTTTAGGTATACCATCAACTATTATCATATCTTTACCGTTTATTGTTTTTCTAGGATACATTTTACCATCGTACATTACAAAATCATCTCCATAAGCTAACTTACCTGTTCTCATATCAGTAGCATGTCTCATTTCGTGGTTTATTACTTGTCTCTCTTCGTGGCTACCAGGTATTATCTTATCACTAATAAATATACTACCATCCATGTTAGCTTCACCAAGTATTCCTTCATCTAATGGTTTTCTTATAATAGGTGTACCAGGTACAGAAATACTAGGATCTCCAGCTTCTTGATAAAACTTTATTTTGCTTTTTATTATACCCCCTATGGCTTTTGGCTTATTTGAACTACCTAGTTTAAATCCCATGTGTATTTAATTTTTGTCTTCTTCTCTAACAACATCTTCACGTTGATCTTCTAAAAACTTTATGTCTTCTTTAGTATAACTTTTTGGGTATTTTTTCTTTTTAGAATAGTCATTTGTTTTATTAAAGTTAAATTTACCTTTGTTACCAAAATCAAATTTATTTTTGGGCTTTAGTTTAAATGGTCCTTTTTTCATCTGTCTTTATCTTTTATCATGTCATCTATAGCTTTGTTATAAACTTTATCAGTATATGATTTGTTATTAAAAAATACATTACGTTCAGATGTTGGTAGATCTTCTTCACCTAAAAGTATTCTATATATTCTACTTATTAATTGACTACATTTAAAAGATGTTTTAAATACAGAGTATTTTATAGTTGTTCTATTTCTTTGTCTCCATACTTCTATCCAACCATCTCTTCGTAATCTTTCCCAACGGTTTTTGTCCCATGA